CAATTGAGGAGCTTCTGACGAAGCTAGTTTAAGCTTGCAATTTTTAATCAGTCAAGCTCAAAATGTAGAAATGACTGAAAAAACTTTAGGTAGGCCAGAGACCCCATTTGATCAAGATACCGCAAAACATATTTGCGACATGATAGAATCAGGCATGACACTGAACGCAATTTGTCAGCTTCCAGATGTTCCAAGCATTCCGACAGTGTATAAATGGCTGGACAATCATCCAGAGTTCTTTCAAGACTACGCTCGTGCGAGATCAAAGCAGGCCGACACATTCGCTGACATGGTAATGACGGAGGCCTTCAATTCACATGACGCGCAGATTGGCCGTTTACGCATCGACGCACTAAAATGGACGGCATCCAAACTCGCGCCAAAGAAATACGGGGACAAAGTAGAGATCGAGCAAACTGGAAACCAGAATTTCAAGATCAGCTTTTCGGTTCCAGATCGTGACACGCGTGACTCACTGAAAGAACTATCTGCCCCTGTTGCAAGGATTCAAGACTCCGAGCCGATAGAGGCCGAGATTGTGGAATCTGAATAGATAAAGAGATTCAATCTCAGCGCGGGCTTTTGTTTCAATCTGTCATATTTTGACAGGTTCGCGCATTTTCCCGTTAGGTAACAATCTCGCCGAACCTTTCACGGATTAGCCTAGTTTTTCCCGATAGGTAAAAAGCGCGATTCTATGCCATTGCAGAGCGTAGGAAGCCCGTGATTGACTCGCCAAGCTTTTCGGGCATCATCTCCCGCCCATGTCTAAAAAAACAGCTACCGAACTAGAAATCCTTTCGCACGCCTACGAAAAGAATCCTACCGCCGAAAACTCTGCACTATTTATCAAGACGCTACTGGAAGCACTAAGGAGCCGCGAGGAAGCCATTGATGAGTTAGAAAAGGGGATTCGCACGCTAGAGCTTTTCCTCGCCGAAAAAACAGATTGCGGACGGAAAAAACCATGATAAGGGGGAAGGCTATGGAATATCAACAACACCGCGAATTTGTCCGAAAACTTTGCAAGGCTGGATCAGTCATTGCCGAAGAACTCACGCCCGAAGATTGTCACCGCCTACACATGGCAATCGGAATCAGTGGCGAGGCCGGCGAGTTGCTGGATGCAGTGAAGAAGGCCACGATCTACCGCAAGCCGCTAGACATTGCCAACATTGTCGAAGAATGTGGCGACTTGCTTTTTTACATTTCTGGAATACTCGACTCGATCGGCGTAGACATTGAAAGCGCGATTGCCGCGAATACCTCGAAGCTATCCATCAGATACGGGAAAAGCTATTCAGACGCTGCCGCAATTCAACGAGCGGACAAAGATCACGGAAGCGAAGTCAAAACAGAGAAAGAACCTGATGACGATTTCAACGAGATCGTTCCTCGCGCTTGCAATGTGGACGATGAAGAATGCGAATCTTGCCAATGAATAAATCACAAGAATACTGGGAAGGATTCGCAGATGGACAGCGTGACATTGAAGCCCAGTTAGACATCGAGGAGCATTCAATTGATCCGAACGAGTTCATTCAATCTCTAGACCTGTTTGCTGGCTGGCTGATGGGATTGATTCAAAACAACGGGAGCGATGAGATCAACGACGAAGGAGCGCCGATTTATTCAAACTATTCAGACGCGACCATTGCCGGAATCGCCGCAGCATTCACCTATGCTAGACTTTTGCGCGTTGTATCGGCTTGCATTTTTCGACTGAATCAGGGTGACTTCACCGAGGAACATTTCCATCACGAATTGAATCACGCTCTGCATATGCTGGAAACGAACAGCAGTGAGGTGCTGGAATATGAAGACTGAAAAGCAAATCACCGAACTTTCGGAGAAATATCACAAGCTAATAGCAGGAGACCATCACAAGGACAGGGATTGCCACTGGCACATTGAAACCCGTTGGAGCTATGGCAAGCCGCCTGTTTTTATCGTGGAACATAGCGGATATTTACACGAAACGGAGCGTGCTATTTTCGACAGCTACGAGACGGCAATGGCATTCCTCCGCGATGAGTTAAAAGACGCGATAGAAATAGAAGAGTTTCACAAGGCACAAATGGATGGAATTAGATTTCCCGACGACATTCCCAGCGAGTTGAGAGCATTCGAGCTATGAACTGGAACGAATATGCGTTAGAGTTGGCAACGATAGCCGCGAAGAAAAGCAAAGACCCGTGGAAACAAGTTGGAGCTTGTTTGCTTCGCCATGATAACACAGTTGCAGGAATAGGCTATAACGGCTTCCCCGCTGGAATGCGTGAGGATTGGGTGGATCGAGATAAACGAAGGCTCTACATTGTCCATGCCGAGCAGAATGCGCTTCGTTATGTGAAGCCAGATGAATGCGCGACAATTGCCGTGACATTGCTTCCATGCAATGATTGCTTGCGTTCTATTGCATCCTATGGAATCAAGACTGTGATTTATCGTGATATTTACGACAGAGACATCACGAGTATTTCACTAGCGCAAGACTTCGGAATAAAACTTATCAGACTATGAGATTTCACATTCTCGGCCTTCCCCATACAGTAACTTCAAAAGAATACAATGCCTGTGCATATACTCAGAAGGTTGTAAAATTCGGCAAGATGATGGTGGAGCGAGGGCATGAAGTCATTCACTACGGCCACGAGGATTCCGATTTAATATGCACGGAGAATGTTCCAGTAATCACAAATTGTGATTTCAAGAAGTCTTATGGTTCGCATGATTGGAGAAAGACATTCTTTAAGTTCAATATGCAGGATCATGCATATCAGACTTTCTTCAAGAATGCGATTCGTGAGGTAGGGAAAAGGAAATTGAAGCATGATTTCATTCTGCCCTTCTGGGGATCAGGTGTTCGCCCTATCTGTGACGCGCATCAAGACATGATTTGCGTGGAGCCGGGCATTGGGTATGCGGGTGGGCATTGGGCGCGGTGGAAAGTCTGGGAGAGTTACGCGATTTACCATGCTTATTACGGCTTACAGGCTGTTGGAAATTGTCGGCAAGACTGGTATGATGTTGTCATTCCGAATTATTTCGATGTAGAGGATTTCGAGTTTAATCATCACAAGGATGACTATTTTCTGTATCTAGGCAGAGTTTACAGCGGAAAAGGTGTTGATGTAGCGATCCAAGCCACAGAGAGGGCAGGGGTGAAACTAGTTATCGCAGGTCAGAAAGAAGAAGGGTATAAATTGCCCGACCATGTGGAATATGTTGGTTATGCCGATGTGCCAACTAGAAAGAAGCTAATGGCTAATGCAAAAGCTAGTTTCGTTCCTTCGCAATATATTGAGCCATTCGGAGGGGTTCAGGTTGAGAACTTACTTTGTGGAACGCCAACGATCACGACAGACTGGGGATCATTCACGGAAAACAACCTTCATGGCATCACAGGCTTTCGGTGTCGGACGATGGGTGACTTTGTGGATGCGATCAATAATATTGATGACATCAAGCCGATAGATTGTAGGAAGTGGGGCGAGAACTTCACGCTTGGGAAAGTTGCGCCGATGTATGAGAAATATTTTAGCGATGTTTTAGATGTCTATAGGGGCCAAGGCTGGTATGCTGATGGAAATGGATTGTATGCAGGAATGAAGAATTACCCATGAACTATATTGTTTTAGGTGTTGTAATTTATTGTATTATTCTATATTATATTGAACATGAAAGCGATCCTAGAATTTAATTTACCCGAAGAACAAGACGACCATGCTTATGCGTTGTCTGGACTTGACGCATTGTTAGTCATTAGCGACTTGGAGCAAGAGATCAGAAGTAAACTTCGATATGACTCTGGAGAGTTTAAGGAGTTTAATGTTGAAAGTTATGACGATGACGGCAACAAATCTAATCGGCGAGTAAGGGGTTGCTCCGATACGCTTGAACAGGTTTGGAATGTGTTGCTTCGATTTAAGCAAGAAAGGAATCTGCCAGAGTTGACATGATTGGCGGAAGCGTCAATAGAGTTATCAAGTTAGCCGAGGAGATTAGGGAAGAGGCTGACAAGGATGAAGATGTAGGAATTGTATATGCGGCAAAGCATATCATTCTTAACGCAGGTATTGTTAAGGGTAAGATTGAATTGGACATTCCAAAGTCAAAAGAAGTTGTGCAGTCTTATGTCCAGAGCTTGCTGGATGCAGACCAGTTTGAAGCTGCCGCTACTATTCTCTGGGGGCCGCAGGTCTATGATTGGCGACCAATGTCCAGTCAAAACACATGGAGATGCTTGTTCGATCATGATAAGTTGTTAATCCAAGGTGCAGGCGCAATGGGAAAAACATTCGGTGCAGCAGCTTGGTTCTTGTTGGATTGGATGCGTGATCCTCACTATACTTGTATTAAAGTTGTGTCATTGACAGCAGAACACGCACAACGAAATGTATTTGCAGCTATTAAGAAGTTCTATACTACTGCATTAGTTAGACCAGAATTTGAAGGTAGTGAGACACTTGTAAAAAGTATCCAAGCTAATAGTGATAATAAAAATGGCATTCACCTAGTTGCTGTTCCAAGGGGCGATAGTGGAACTGGAACGCTTCGTGGTTTCCACCCTAGCCCAAGAAGTGGTAAGCCGCATCCGAAATGGGGCAGGATGTCTAGGACTCATGTTGTGCTGGACGAAGCGGAAGAAGTCCCTGCTGGTGTCTGGGAAGGCTTGCAGAACATCTTGTCAGCGGCGGATACAGAGGGGGCAAAAGGGCGAATCAAGATATTTGCGGCAAGCAACCCGAAAGATCGGACTAGCGAGTTTGGCAAGCGTTGTGAGCCAACATCAGGCTGGGGGTCTATTGACTGCGAGGATGACTTGGAGTGGAAGAGTCGAGATGGTTGGCATATCTTGCGATTGGATGCCGCTAGGTGCGAGAATGTGATTGAGAAGAAGATTGTATTCCCCGGTCTTCAGACGCACGAAGGCTATCAAGCCTACGAATCCAAGGGCAAGACAGCGGAGTATTATTGTGCCGATACAGAGACGGAAGTTTTATCAAAGCGTGGATGGTTAAGGCACGATCAACTCAATGTTGGAGATACAATTTATACTGTAAATATTGATACTGGTCTTGCAGAATGGCAAGAGGTTAAAGAGGTGTTTGCGAAACACTATGACGGAAATCTTGTGTCTATGGAAAGCCGTCACATTTCTGCCCTTGTAACTGCAAATCATAGGTGGGCGACCACAAATAAGCAGATACTTCAAACAAAGAAAAATCTTCGCCTCAAAATTAAAGAAACATCAAATCTTGCAAAGCACGACATGATTCCGTTGTGCAGAAAGTCTATTGATAGTGAAAAACAATATGATGAAGATTTTGCAGAACTGATTGGATGGATTGTTACGGATGGAAGTTTTAGCGAATATAATCGTGTTTTTATTTATCAATCACAAAAAGCAAACCAACATAAGTGCGATAAAATACGCGAGCTTTTAATTAAATTGGGGCATCCATTTCAAGAATCAGAACATAATGGGATGATTCACTTCACATTTGCCAATAAACTTGGCAAGATGGTTAAAGATGCAATTCCAAACAAAAAACTAACCATTGATTTTATTGAAAAGCTAAACAATGAGGGAAGGCGCAGGCTTTTTGAGTCAATGGTTCTTGGTGATGGTGGGGTTCAAGGCGGAAGCACAAAATACATTTGCACCAAAGATAAAGAACAAGCTGAAGTCTATTCAATTTTGATAAACAGACTTGGAATGGCAAGCCGAATACACGAAAGGTTTGTTAAAGGTAATTTTATAAAACAAACAAATTACCAGTCCAGAGGATGCACAATGTATTATGTTGATGCGTTGGAGACAAAAAATGTTCGTGTTCAATACATGAACATGAAAGAAGTCCAATACTCTGGAATTGTTTGGTGTCCAAGAACAGATAACCAAACATTTTTCGCAAGAAGGGATGGGAAGTGCTATTTTACTGGAAACACCATGGCTAGGGGCTGGTTCCCACAGGAAGGTGTGTCCATGGCGATAATGACGCCAGCAATGATGGATAATGCCATGGGAATTACCCGCTTTGTTGGGCCTGTAGTGCCTCTGTGTGCGTTCGACTTGGCTTTGGAGGGCAATGACCAAGTAATCTGTTCTTTTGGCAGATTTGGGCTTTCTGACGGCTATACGCCAATGAGTGGCAGATTTGTTGATTACAAGAAGCCCAAGGTTGTCTTACAACTTGACTCACAGATTCCATTTCCAAAGGCCGCGACATTGGAGCAAGCGAATAACATTATCAAATTCTGTAAGAATATGCGTATTGCTCCGAACTGGGTATGCGTTGACCGAACAGGCAATGGTGCTGGCATACATGACTCGCTTTGCTCTGTGTGGGGAGATGTGCTTGGGGTCAACTACTCAACAGCGGCTACAGATACTCACATTCTTGGCGACGATTCCTTGCCAGCATCGGAACTTTATTCTGGCGTTGTTACCGAATTGATTTTCGGTCTAGCGAAATATCTTGAGTTTGAGTATCTGAAAATCTCGCCGGGGTTCCGTAGCGAAGAGTTGGTGCGCCAAGCTACTGCGAGACGATACAAGCAGAAAGGCCAAGGATTGGTTCGCGTGGAGAGCAAAGGTGATTACTGCAAGCGCACACGGCAACATTCACCAGACGCATTGGATTCGCTTTCATTACTTGTGTTTCTTTTGAGACAACGAGGAGGCGCAATTGCGACGATGACAGATGCAAAGCCAGAGTTGCCGACTAGAACAAAAGCCTTGCAAGGAATTGAAAAAATGGAATATGTAGATTTTTCAGAATAATATGCCAAAACCGATAGTTGGAATTATACCGCCCGGAGGACATCACTACATGGAGAGTGATGTTAAGATTACTGGCAGTAGTTATAAAAACCTACTCGAAAATGTAACGAATTATCGCGCAGAAAATCATATTCCATTAGGTGATGTTGAAGGAGATGTAACTAATTATATCTGTGGAAATTGGCCTCACTTTTGCCATGGGGTGGACATGGTTGTTGTAACGAGTGTAACGAGTCCTACGAGCAGGAGTGAATTGATGAACGACATCTCGACTTGGGCTAGGAACATATTGCATTCCAATGAAAGAACTCAACTTGTTAGCGATGAATTGGCTGAACAACGAGCTAAGATTTGCAGGCAATGTCCTAATAATGTGAACTGGCGTGGTGGATGTTCTTCTTGCATTGCCGCAACAGATCGCATCTGTGCAAGTATCCGAAATGCTAGGGATACAAAATCATCACAAGTTCTAGGTGGATGTAAGTTATTGCGACACGATAACCGAACTGCGATTTTCTTTG